TCAATTTTTGTTGATATTTAATACTGCACCTTGTTCGCCCATCTCAGCGAGATCAAAAATCTCTTTCACTCTCTCTACTGGCAGCTTTGCAAGCAACAATGCTGTTTTCTTTGCTTGCGGAGACAGGCTAATCAAGCAAAGATTCTCTTCGTCAGTAATAGCCAACAAAGTATCAATCCCCTTGCGCCTAACAACCTGTAAAGCACTGCTACGTTCTTCCTCGGTCATTAGTTGATAAATCTTCAACCACTCTTGAGTATCCGCGTCTAAGTTCATAAAGTCCTCACGTTTGTGATTGACATCTTCCTGACTCTTGCCAGTTTCCTGCACCGAGCCAAGATAATGGCGGATCACCTGCGGCAAGCTATTTATATGGTATTCAAACGAACGCCCGCGCACACCAGGCACGCTCACCGGTCTTTTCACCCATCCTTCAACCTTCGCCCGCTTATTAATTCCTTGTGGCGTAGATGGCAAACCTGGGATATGAACCAAGTCCTTAGCCAAATACCATTCCTGCTTCATACAAAACCCCATGAACGAAACAAATAACCAAAAAAGCAAAATAGATTCAATCAAATAAAATCACATTAATATCAATCAATTGAGTTTAAATTATCGATTTTGCAAGAAACTTTGAAAGAAACCATTTGAAAACAACCGAGTTTCTATCTAATATTCAAATTAGCCACATGGTGTAACGCCGTTAGGTGACTCACCTGTGTAACCGTATAGGTTGGCATAAAACAAATAGAACGGGAAGAAAACAATGAAAGAAACTGATTGGCATAGAGCGGATATCGTTGCCGCAATACACAAAAAGGGGTTATCACTGACTTCTTTATCAGTCGATGCTGGTCTGGCCCCATCCACATTGAGAAATGCCCTCAGAGGTTCTTACCCGAAAGCAGAAGTCATTATCGCGAATGCTATTGGCGTATCCCCTGCTGTTATTTGGCCCTCTCGCCATGCAGAGAGGGCTGGCAAATGATCTGGATAACCCTGAATGAATTACTGTCTGTTAATGGTTTACCCAAAACCCCACAGGGGCTAGGTAAAAAAGCTAAAAACGAAGGATGGACACGCAGAAAATTAACCGGGGTTAAAGGGTTAAGTTACGAGTATCTGGTCGAGAGCTTACCAACTGACGTTCAGACCATAATCAAAGAACGTCACCTTAACTCTCTGTTAGCAGAAGAAAAAAAGGCCGTTAAAATAGCTGTTAACGGTGATTTAAACCCGAGAGTAAAAGCCAAGCATGAGTTAGATCTTATGCGCCAATGCCCCGCACTGCTGGAGCGGAGTACTGGCAACCTGACTAAATTACAGCGTGATATCGCTGATGCCCGCGCCACTCTGGTGGCCGAGGTTATCAATTTGCAGAACGCCGGATTGTCACGCATTCGGGCCATTAATTACATTTGTGACCAGTCACAATCTAATACCTTGCCTGAGAAATTGCAGAAAGCAGCAGCGATAGCCAACGCCCGTAAAGGTCTGCGCACTGGTGTCAGCACCCGCACCCTCAATGGTTGGGTGGTGGATTATGAACGTGCATCAAACTCAGCAGAGCGTCTGGTCTTACTGGCTCCCGGTCACAATAAAGGTAAGCCTGTAGAACACATAAAATGGATGCCTCTATTTATGACCCACTACCGCACCACCAAAGGGTTAACCGTTGCTGCGGCTTACAAGAAGTTTAAGAAGACGTGGGATGAGCAATATGTCGACCAGCCCGCTATGCGCGATGCGATACCCTCGGTTCATGCCGTTCGCCGGGCTTTAGATAAGCTGCCGACCATTGTTAAACAGAGTGGTCGCGTAACGGGCTCAGCCATGCGGGCGCTGAATACCTACGTTAAGCGTGACTGGTCACAAATGCCCGTTAACGGCGTTTGGATTGGCGATGGCCATAGCATGAAGATGAAGGTGGCCCACCCTGACCATGGTCGCCCATTCACACCCGAAATCACACTGGTTATTGATGGCCGGACACGTTATGTCGTCGGCTGGAGCCTGAGTCTGGCAGAGAACGTTATCGCCGTGGCTGATGCGCTACGCCACGGTATGCAGCATCACGGCATACCGTTGATCTACTACTCAGATAATGGGGCTGGTCAGACAGCCAACATATTAGACGCTGATATTACGGGGATTTTTTCGCGACTTGGCGTGGAGCATCCCACCGGTATTCCCGGCAACCCACAGGCTCGCGGGATTATTGAGCGACTTAACCGCGAAATTCCCGCGCGTATTGCCCGTAAATTTGCCACTTATAACGGCAAGTCTGCTGACCGTGAAACGGTTCGTATGGTCAGCGTTGACCTCAACTCAGCTTTTAATGCACAGGGTAAGAATAAAGAACTCAACAGCCGCCAAAAAGCAGCCATGGCTAAATTGCCCTCATGGCGTCAGCTTATTGATGCCATAGAAGATGAGATTGAAGACTATAACGAAAGACATCGTCATAGCTCGCTTCCTTGTCGTGAAGACGGTAAGCACTATACCGCTGCGGAGTATCGGCAGTTGCTACTGGCCGAGGAGACTATTGATCGTCTTTCTGATATCGAATTACGCGATATGTTCCGTCCGCAAATCATACGTACAGTTAATCGCGGCTGGTTCCCTCTCTTTAAGAATGAGTATTTTTCTCAGGATTTAATTCAGGTCGACGGTGAACAGGTTCTGGTTGAGTTCGACATCCACGATGCCAGTAGCGTTACCGTTCGCCGCCTTGATGGTTCATTTATCTGTACTGCCATTGTGAACGGCAATACCCGCGCAGCCTTCCCAGTGGATTATATCCAGAAAGTGGCAAAAGACCGCCACAGCCGTCGCATGAAGCTGGTCGAGCAGAAAGCCGAAGAGATTAATGCCGAGCTTAACCCGGTATTGACCGCTGAGAGTGCGCCTGATTTTGGCTCACTTATTCAGGGCGATATCTCAAGAATTAATGATGACCGGGAAGAAATGTTCTTATTCCAGTCTGATCGCGATGAATATTTAAAAACACATGGCCATAAAAAAGCGGCTATTTGACGCCCATCAAATGCCGCTCATTCACTACACAGGAATTCAATTATGACAATTAAAACTGACCTTATAGAACTGATGGAACGTAAAAGCCTTAATCAAACACAGGTTTCACGCGCTATCGGTATGAGTACTGCCACCGTCAATCAATATCTACAGGATAAATATAACGGGGATTTGGACAGGGTCAATACCGAGGTTCAGGCTTTCCTTGACCGGACGCGTGAAAAAGATAAGGCCCAGCGTGTTGAAGTGAAGTTTGTCGCCACATCGGCGTCTAAAAAAGCGCTGGAAATTATCCGCATGGCCCATGTTGACGGTGAGATTAATGTGATTTACGGCGAGGCGGGTTTAGGGAAAACCATGGCATTAAAGGCTTATGCCAGCCAGAACTCTACTGCGCTGCTCATTGAGGTTGACCCCAGCTTTACCGCTCGTGTTCTGCTGGAAGAGATCTGCAACCGGCTGGGGCTGTCCCCTCGCGGCAATATGCATGAAACCTTTGAGTTATGTAGCAATAAATTGCGTGATTCCGGTTATGTCTTGCTGATTGACGAGGGTGAATTGTTACCTCATCGCTCACTGGAAGTACTGCGCCGCCTGCATGATAAAAGCGGTATTGGTGTTGTCCTGGTCGGTATGCCGCGCCTGCTGATTAACCTGAAAGGCAAGCGTGGCGAATTCGTCCAGCTTTATAGCCGCGTGGCCTTTGCGCTCAATATCGGTAATGCCCTGCCTAAAGATGATGTTAGCGCCATTGCGGCCAGCGTATTGCCAGAGGTGGCGGATGATATCAATGAGGCGCTTTATCAGGAATCAAAAGGTAATGCCCGCCGCCTGTTTAAGTTATTGCGCGGTGCCATTCGCCTGAGTCATATCAATGATATGTCGGTGGGTGTCAGTAGCGTTCGCCAGGCCGCCAAGATGTTAATTAATTAAGGAGTAAGCCATGTGCCAATTACCTATTAATAACCCGGCATTAATGAAACCTATTAATCGCCTGTTACGGGCCGGTATTAAGGTTGTGGAATTAAATACCCGCTTACGCCGTCCGATTATTGAAGTCGATCGCCCCTTTAAAGCATGGGAAAAAGGCGCGGTTGAAATCACCGAAACCCGCAATGGTGTCCGTAGCCTGGTCAAAATGACCATCTGGCGCGGCGCTCATATCATCTGGAGATAGCCAGTTATGGCAAAAATAATCATTGATATTACGACTGATAGTAAAAACCGGCTAGCTGTTGATTGTCGGTGTGAAGCATCAAAAACAGACGGTAAGGATGATTTAGTGATAGCCAAAGCGGTTTCTAACGGGTTGGCTGGGCTTATTTCAATCAAGGCTCACGAAGCATTAATTAAAACAAAACGAGGTAGAAAGCATGTCCACTGAAAATAAACAATTCACTGATAAGGCCGCTCCAGAGGGTTACTGGGTTGATGCTAAAGGTATTCTAACACCTGACTCGCTGGTTAAAGATATCGACAAAATGCGTGATACGTTAGTGGGTGACATTATCAATCGCGCACTTGCCGTTAACAAAATACTGACCGAATTTAAGTTAGCCACCTTTGCGGATATTGCGGCGTTCGTTGACCTGTCAGCCAATGAATACAATGTTTCACTAGGCGGTAAAAAAGGCAATGTCACCTTATATGCCTTTGATGGCAAATATAAAATCCAGCGAGCCATGCAAGACCGGATTGCCTTTGATGAACGCCTGCAAGCCGCCAAAGCGCTTATTGATGAATGCCTTGCTGATTGGGTAGAAGGCGCACGTCCTGAAATCCATACCTTAATCAACCGGGCTTTCTCCTCTGATAAAGAAGGTGAAATCAATACCGGTGCAGTATTGGCCCTGCGTCGTTATGACATTCAGGACTCACGCTGGTTACGTGCCATGGATGCCATCAGCGAAGCCGTCCAGGTGGTGGGGAGTCGTTCCTATGTGCGGGTCTATGAGCGCATTGGTGATACTGACCAATATCAGTCCATCCCCCTTGATATCTCTGGAGTCTGATATGAAAGCTGAAGAGTTTAACCGTTGCTATCCCGTGGGTAAGGTTTTTATCTATCAACCGTGCAAATTGTTACGTGGGGGCAAATCGGTCAAAACGGTTGGCCCCGCCAGTGACTTTAATTCAGCTACTGTCGTGGAAATTAATAAAGAACCTTATTTTGCTAATACGGAATCATTAACACCAGCGGGCTAATTTAAACCTTTATTAAGTCCCTTTTAAATATGGCGTAAACCCGCAGGGGCGCGCTTACGCCAAAATTATGGAAAACCATCATCATGAATAAAGAAAAGTATCTCGCCAAAATAAAGAAACTGCTGAATCTGGCGGCAAAAAATAGTAATCCGCATGAGGCTGCACTGGCGTTAGAGCAAGCTAAAAAGCTAATGCGTCAACATCAATTAACTGAGTCAGATATCGAGTTAATGGCTATTAGCGAAGCCAGTAGCAAGGGCGCACCGTCTCATGCAGAGACCATCCCAAAATATATGGCCATGCTCATCAGTGTCATCAACATTGCATTTGGTGTGTCGAGTTATTTATCTCCGACCCGCCAGCCTCCACATTACCACTATAAAAACATCGTGAAGTTCTACGGCCCAGCTGAGCGCCCGCAGGTAGCCGCTTATGCTTTCGATGTGATGTCTCGTCAACTGACATCGGCCCGCAAGGAGTTCAGTGCAGGGCAGCGTAAGAGCTTAAAGAGAACAACCAAAATAGCCCGTGCAGATACGTTCTGTGAAGCCTGGGTAAGAGGGGCTTATCAGGTTATTCAACGCTTTGCCGTCACCGATGATGAGCAAGTGTTAATGGAAACCTATTTTCAAAAAATAGGTGGAGGTGAGTTTGATAAAGGGGAATCACGTGAAGCGAAGAAAGTTCGTGGGTCAGACGATGCCGCTATTGCCGGTTATCTATCTGGTCGTAATGCCGAATTAAATCACGGTGTTGATGGCACCCCAATGGCACAAATCGGGAGTGCATCATAATGGAAAACCTGTCTAAAACTGACTCTCTGCGTCAGGCGCTGCAAGTGCTGGGAACCGCTACGGGTCGTGAGTTAGCCAATTTCACAGGCTTACCGATTGACCGCGTGGGCGCACTGCTGGCTTGCGATATCCGTAAGGGTCGCGTTGTTCGGGGTTGGAACGGGAAAATACGCTGCTATGGCATGGCCGGGACTCTCCAGGATACCGGCTCTGTCGTGGGTAAGGTTGGCTCTGGTAAGGGGAAAGGCAAGGTTCGCTACCTGCCGCTGGGCGTCACCAACCCTGAATTTAGGACGTTGGCACAGAAAGCCGTTGCCCTTGAACAGCAATTCAAATACTCCAGCGCCATGTCAGCGTGGCTGGCAGCAGCTGATGCTTCCATGCTGCTCGTCAACGAGCAATGGTGCCTCTCCCGTGCCATGTTCTGCGAATCTGCTCAGTCTAAAGGCTGGGGAGGCCGTCCATGAAAGCTCATGTCAGCAGTCGCGAATACCAGGACAGTGGCGCTAAGCGTATCTACACCCTGACCGATGGCAGTGTGGTGACCGAGTATATCAACCTGCCAGGTAAGTCACGTTTCAATTTCTTTGATAGTCGCGGCAATACGGTTCACAAGAACCAGCAGCGCGTTGCCATGAAACAGGCCGTTGAACACCATAAAAAACAGTGGAAGGTGAAGCCATGAGCCATTTTCTGAAAGGGTTATCAGCCGAGAAATTCAATCAACAATACCCTGTTGGTAGTCGTTTTAATTACTTCTCTGTTAAGGGTATTCCTGACAGCGTTGAGGTGGTCACGCGCACTGAAGCTTGGGCACTGGGTCATGGTGACGTGGTGGTTAGTGTCAATGGCCGTGCTGGCGGGCTTCACATTGAACACATGAAACCAGTAATTGCACATGCGGGAGAGTCTAATGGAAATTGAAATCAGCCAGTCAATGAAAATGCGCCTCTCTGGTCTGGAGCGTCTAGACCCTATTGAGGTTCTAGTTGATGACTATGAGCCAGGTAATGGGAAAATCACCATCACTTGTTATGGAAAAGCATGGACGGCCTCATGGTTCGCAATGTCAGGCCAGACAATCAGTCAATTCTTCCGGCGCTGTGGCAATGATTATCTTATAGGTTATTTATCCCCACAGCTCGAAAAGAAAATTGATGGCGATAACGACGAAAATATTAATTTTGTGAAGCGGGAAATTATCAAATTACTACGCGCCAATGACATTACAAAAGAAGATGCACGTGAATATTGGAATGAGGCAGTCACCTCAGAAGATATCAAATCGGATATTTGCCAATGGTTATCGGGATCTGATTTGGCTGGTTTATTGGGAGATGATCCTTATTACGCTAATTGGCCGATGGTAGAAAACCCGGCCTACCGATACTTATCCCGCATCGTTGATGTAGTGAAAGCAGGTTTTGAGCAATCCGAATTGGTTAAGGAGGCGTGATGTCTATTCGAGAAATCACCTTAATCTGTTGGGCTGTAGCCTCCTATATCTACCTTGGTTATTGCTGGGCCAGTATTCTGCGCCGGTTGGGTTGGATGAGAAAGGGGCTCCCTCTTATCGCTTTCATACTAATCATGCTGTTTTGGCCTATTGGATTGATGCTTTTTGAAGAGCGACTGGCTGCCGAAGAAGAGGATATCAATGATGATTGAACTCTCACCAAATGACGAGCGTATAGCAATGCTGTTAGCCAGCGGCTTTTCTCTCGAAGAGGTTAACCAGTGGTTTAGCCATATCAAATCAGAATTAGACAATGCGGATTATCAGCAAGAACTCTACTGTGATGCAGTGCTCTCTACCAGAGAATCGCTTAGTGCCTGCTGGATTATATCCAAACTTCAAGCCATATCTGAGGGCAGTGATAAACAAGCCGCAGTGGCAGCATTGAGCGCCTTAGTTGGTATTTCTACATCTTTCGAGCTTTTCAGGCTCAATGATGCTCCAGGGCATTCATTGGGTTTACGTCAGAGGGGTGACGAATGACCAAGGGCAGCAGTAAGGAGCAGGTAGCGGCGCGTAAGCGCCTCTCCCGCGCCCGCGCAAAGTCGCAATTCGGCCAGCATCGTCTTGAAATCGTTCTCTCTGACCGTGTGTATACAATGTTGCTTGAGTGCTGTAAGCGGCGCAATCCAGGCCGTAAGCCATACATTCCCAGTGAGTATGTAGAGCTTTTACTCTTCTGTGATGGCGAGCGTCTGGCGCGGCAAGAGGCGGCGCTGGGTAACTGCAATCACTGTAACTTACCACTGCCTGCGGGGTGCAATACGGCTTTTATAGGCGAGTCAGCATGTTGGTTTTATCGTCAGTCACGTTCTTTAAATCTTACAGATGTGACCGGTCACGCTCAGTTAGATGAGGTGCAAAATGACTAATCTTGAGGTTTTAAAAAATCACCTTGCCCTGGGTGAAGATTACAGCGACGAATTGCTGCAAGTGCTCCAGTCTGCACTGGATGAGATTACCACCTCTAGGGTTAAACTCCTTGAGTTAGGCGGTTACTCTCCTACGGATACCGCTGATTTATTGAGTGGTTGTGGGAAGCTAACCCAATATATCACTAAGTTTGAACACAATAGCCCGTACTCTATAGGTTCTTCCGTTCTGATTAACGTACTGGTGGCGCATCAAAACCAACAAACTGTAATTGACCAATTACTGACCTTAACTTATCTCAATAATGAGTGGTCTGCTCAGGTGGCTTTTGATAACTTTCCCGGTCACAATTCCCCGGTAAAGGCAATGGATACATTGTCTGACTGGCTTATAAGGCTTGGCTTGGCGACAAGGGTCAGCGATAGCTTGCGGACTCAGTTGGAGGCGTTATGGACAAAAAGCTGATCCAACTGATTCATGTGGGTAAGTCTGCTTTAGCCTGGGACGATGAAACCTACCGTGATGTTATCTACCGGTTAACCGGTAAAACTAGCTCGGCTAAGTGCTCCATTGAGCAGCAAGAACGTATTGTGGCTTATATGCGGGCTCATGGATTTGAGCCAAAACCGGCTAAAAATCATGGGCGTCGTCCAAGCGTTCCTGTCACCAAAGAGTCTGTTCTCAAGAAAATTGAAGCCTTACTGACTGACGCTGGCCGTCCGTGGAGTTATGCTGAATCTATGGCGCAACATATGTTTCAGGTAAGATATGTTGATTGGTTGCTGCTGGAGCAGTTAACAAAACTGATGCAGGCATTGATTATTGATGCCAAACGTCGAGGGAAATCATGATGAATATTGAGCAGGTTAAAGCGCTATTGCCAGAGTCTGTCCAGCAGATTGCAGAGTTGATCGGCTATCCCGCAACAGCCCGCCTGCTCGATAAGTTGGGCGGTACTACCTTCCCAATTGGTAAAGGGTTGCGTGCACTTGGCGCGGCCCGAGCCACCTTGTTACGGGAAACCATTGGCGAAGAGAACGCACAATTGTTGGTCAGGCATTTTGGCGGGGAAGTTCTTTATCTGCCTCGTTGTGATCGGGCGTTGCGTGAGTTACGTAACCGCTCGTTCCTGGCTGAATTCGCCCAGTTGCGTGACAGTGGCATCTCTTCCCTGATGGTGATGACTCAGCTATGCCCTAAGTATGGTTTCTCTGATAGGTTCGCTTGGGGATTGTTAGAAAAGAATAAAAACATGATGGATTCTCACCAGAATTCTTTATTTTAATGGAGCTAAATAGAATGAAAAAATACCTTTGTATAGCGCTAATGTTGGCCTGTTCTGCCACAGCCTATGCTGAGTCAGAAACAGATATGGTGAATAAAGCATTACAAGGTGATTATCAGGTACAGCGGAACCTTGCTCATTACTATATGGATGGCAGTAGCGAGCCTGATTATATTCCGCAATCACCTATTCATGCATGTGCATGGCGCAAGATAATTATATTGACCGGTGCAGATAAAATAGATGCTGGTGATTTTGGTAATGAATCTGTAGATTGTAAAAAAATCAATCCTACAGATAATGAAAAAGTTTGGAATATTGTTTTTGCCGCGCTCAAAGCAATGCCTAACTAACCCACTGAACCCCTTCCACTGATTATATAAAGCTCCCATAGCAATACTGACACCATCCCAACCCATTGGATGGTGTCATGCAAATCTCTCTATCACAGTTTCAACTAGCCGCCTCATTATCTCCCGCGCTTGCTGCACGTTGGTATCCTCATGTCTTGTCGGCCATGAATGAATTCGGCATCGATACACCACGCCGTCAGGCGGCGTTTATTGCTCAGGTTGGGCATGAAAGTGCGGGTTTTAAAACGCTTTCCGAATCATTTAACTACAGCGTAGCAGGCTTAAAAGCGACCTTTAATACCCGTTTAACAGCGGGTCAATGCGAGATGTTAGGCCGTCAACCGGGTGAGACTGTAGTCCCCATTGAGCGGCAGAAAGCCATTGCCAACCTTGTTTACAGCAAGCGCTACGGCAATAACGCGCCCGGTGATGGCTGGAAATTCCGTGGTCGTGGCCTGAAACAAATCACCTTCCTGGATAATTATTATCGCTGTGGCCATGCGTTAGAAATTGACCTTATCACTAACCCTGACCTGCTACTGCAAGATGAGTATGCCGCCCGTTCGGCTGGCTGGTTCTGGCACGCAAATAGCTGTAATCGCTATGCTGATAGCAGTGATTTTAAAGGACTGACTCGGGTCATTAATGGTGGTACCAATGGCCTTGCTGATCGTCAGTCTCGCTTAACTGTTGCTGAGCGTGTCCTATGTCCTTAATCAAAACCCTCAAAGAACTTATCACCAACCCTGCATCGGGGCGGTTATCGACATCTGATACCACTCTGGTGGGGGCATTTATCGTGTCTTCTCTCGCATTGCTGTGGGCCACCATCTTTGGCCAATCTGGTGATATCTGGTTTGGTCTGTATCTGGCCGCATGGGTCACTCAGAGTCAGGCATCAAAACACCAGGCGCTCAAGCGCGACAAGGAGGTCTCCAGTGCCACTTCTGACGCTCCTTAAAACCTATTGGAAACCCCTGTTGGCATTGCTTGTTGCCGCCGTTGCAGGGTTTGCCCTGGCGGCATTGATTTACGGCAAACAGCTTTCTGATGAGCAGTTGTTATTTAGTAAAGCTAAAACTACCTGGCAGGAAGAAAAGACGCAGGCCGCGAATGACGCCAGTACTGCCCTGACTGCCGCGCTGGCGCGTCAGAAAGCCGCTCAGCAGCTGGGCGATAAATTGTCTGCTGAGTTGCAGGCCAAAATCGACGCTCTCCATAACGATAATCAAAGACTCAAAAGGCAAATCAATGAGGCAACTCAACAAGATGGCGCTACTTATACTGGCCTTGGGCCTAACAGCCTGTGCGTCTACCAGTCAGCCCTCGGCTACCCCGATTGTGATCAGCGAATGCAACCCGCCGCCAGCGGTGCTGTACCAACTGCCCACGAAGCCCAGCCCACCGGTAGCGGGTTACCACCAGAAGATATTCTTGCCCACTCCGCTGACTACGGGAAATGGTGCCAGCAATTAGAAACACAGTTAATACAACTCAATAAATATTATTCGGGCGGTGCTAAGTGATATTTGACCTGGCAATGGCATTCCAAATTATTTTGGGGTTGGTTTCTACTCTTTTTGGTTTATGGATTAACGAACTCAAAAAGGATATTACCGCGCTGGAAAAGTCGGTTGAAAATATTAAGACCGATTATCAACGGCGTGAAGATGCAAAAACAAGCTTTGATCTCTTGATGTCGACATTACGTGAAGTAAGAAGCGCGATTGATCGTATCGATAGCAAACTGGATAAGAAGGCAGACAAATGAAATCACGCCAGAAACGCAGAAGTCGACGTGTTCATGCCGTTGAAAGTGAAGTCAGTGCGCTGAAAAAAATCAGCACCCAATTAGACCAGCTCATTATTCCGGGGCAGGACTTGGAAATATTGGCAGACATCAATGTAAAACTGGATCGGATAGAAACCAATATTACGTCAATTCAGGTCGAAGCCACCCGCCGTGGTGCGATGGCCGGAGCCATTGCCGGAGGTTTGTCCGGGGGGATTATTGCGACGGCTATCGTGCTTATTAAAGCCCGTTTGGGGCTGTAATTATGGCGCATCCGCAGGAAACACGGGACAGGCTGCGTAGGTCGTACATTTTCGGCCAGATGTCGCTGGAAATCGCTGCCGCGCAAGCGGCGGTGTCATTTGTTACCGCCCGCCGCTGGAAAAAAGAGGCGCAGGACGCTGGTGATGACTGGGATAAATTGCGGGCGGCGCATGTTATCGCCGGTGGCGGACTGGAGGAGATTGGCCGGGCCGTCCTGACCGGACTCGTCACACAGTACCAAACGACGCTGGAGCAGCTTAACGGTGATTCACAGCTTCCCGCGAAACAGCGGGTTGAACTGTTGGCCAGCCTGGCGGATGCGTTTAATAAGGCCATTTCTGCCAGCAAGAAGATATTGCCGGAAACCAGTCAACTGGCCATTGCGCTGGATGTTCTTCAGAAACTCAGCATCTTTATTTCTGAGAAGCACCCTCAGCATTTAGCGGCGTTCGTTGAAATCTTAGAACCCTTTGGTGATGAAGTGGAGAAGCACTATGGATAAGTATGACTATCGGGCGTTATTAACTAGCGCCCATAAGAACGCATTCAGTGTGGCTTCCCTGATAAATGCTCAAAAGGTGAATCAATGTCTAGCGCTGATTCGTCAGTCAATTTATACGGGATATGGCGAAACGGCACATCAAGGTCGTGACCGTCTTATCAACGAAATCAATAAGGCGCTGGAATAGCCCTATGGCGAAGAAATTCACCGCACGTGACTTTGTCAGCGAACTGGCAGACCTTGCCGCCAGCCTGCGCAGAACCATTGAAGCCGAGGATGTGGGTTTTGACCCCTCGGCGGCGGCTATTGCTCAGCGTCACCAGCAGGTAAGAGACCCGGTGACGGGGTATGAGTTCTTTATCGAGAACTATTTCCCGCATTATGTGCGTCATAAAGATAAGAGCGAACTGCATAAATATCTGTTCAGTCGTCTGCCGGAGATAGTCGCCAGTCCCAAAGGCGAGAACGATGCCATTGCCGCCCCGCGTGGTGAAGCAAAATCTACCCTTGTCAGTCAGCTCTTTGTACTGTGGACAATCATTTGTGGCATCAAGCATTACCCGGTCATCGTAATGGACTCCATCGACCAGGCGTATCCGATGCTGGAAGCCATCAAGGCGGAACTGGTCTATAACCCGCGTCTGTTGATGGATTTCCCTGATATCTGTGGTGCGGGCCGTGTGTGGCAGATGGGGACTATCCTGACCCGTAACGATATCAAGGTGCAGGTGGCAGGCTCAGGTAAGAAGCTGCGCGGTTTACGCCATGGGCCATATCGGCCTGACCTGGTCGTGCTGGATGATATTGAGAATGACGAGCAAGTCCGCAGCCCGGAGCAGCGCGAGAAGCTGGAAAACTGGCTGAAGAAGACCGTGTTACCACTGGGAACGGCGGGTGGTAAGCTCGATGTGATCTACATCGGGACTATTCTGCACTATGATTCTGTGCTGTCCCGTACCCTTAAAAATCCGCTGTGGCGTGTCGCCCGCTTTAAAGCCCTGATACGTTGGCCAGACAACATGTCACTGTGGGATAAATGGGAAGAAATCCTGCGTAACAACGGGTCAGATGGCGAGATGCTGGCCAATGCCTACTATCGGCAGCACCGTGCCGAGATGGACGAAGGGGCCATGGTGTCCTGGTCTGCGCGTCCTATCCTCGCGTTGATGCTTATCCGTGCGCGTGATGGCCATGCCACCTTTGATGCTGAATACCAGAATGATCCGGTCAGTGGTGAAGATGCGATTTTTGCCGGTGAAGGTGTGTTTCACTTTTGGGTTAACCGGCTGGCCGAGTGGGTTTTCTACGGGGCTTGTGACCCTAGCCTGGGTAAACAGGGTGCCAGCCGCGACCCTTCCGCCTTATTGGTCGGCGGCTTTAACCGCTACACGGGCATTCTGGATGTGGTTGAGGCAGCTATCCGTAAGCGGGTTCCCGATAAGATAATCTCGGACATTATCGAGTTGCAGCAGACTTATCGTTGCCTGGTGTGGAGCATTGAAACCGTGCAGTTTCAGGAGTTCCTGCGTACCGAGCTCATCAAGCGCTCCGCTATTGCCGGTGTGCCAGTGCCCGCCCGCGCCGTGATACCTCACACCGATAAGCTGTTACGCATCGAATCATTGCAGCCGCACATGGTGAACGGCTTGATCCGTCTGCATTCCAGTCAGACCACGCTGATTGAACAATTACGTCATTTCCCCAAAGCCGATCATGATGATGGCCCGGACGCCCTGCACATGTTGTGGGCGCTGGCTGTTTCCGGTGCGGGCCACTTTGAATTTACGCCGGTGCCGCGTAGCCGAGATAATGATCGCGGTAGTCGGTTCGGCTCGGGAGGTTGGTAGTATGGGACAAATCGTTGACCAGTATGGTCGTCCGCTTAAACGTGAAGTCCTGAAAGAATCCCAGACTTCACGCGTTGCACAGCTTAACCGCCAGTGGCCAATGCATCCGTCCAAGGGGCTGAGCATTCGCAAGTTACCCCATATTCTTGAAGCCGCAGAACGGGGTGACCTGTCCGCACAGGCGGATTTGTTTGAGGATATGCTGGAGCGTGATGGGCATATTTTCTCGGAGATGGCCAAACGTAAGAATGCCTTGTTGACGCTGGACTGGAGCATCGAGCCTCCAGAGAACGCCACTGCGGCTGAAAAAGAGCTGGCTATGGTGGTCTCTTCCTGGTTGAAATCCATCCCAGATATGGAAGATGTCATTCTCAATGCCGCTGATGCTATCGGTCATGGCTTTGCCGCGCAGGAGATTGAGACCTGGGAACTGGAAGGCAATACCTGGTTACCCACCAAGATGGTGTTACGCCCCCATCGCTGGTTCAGTACTACGCCGGAGACCAACGACGAAATACGCCTTAATGATGGCACCTTTAATGGTGCTGAGCTCTGGCCGTTCGGCTGGCTGGTGCATACGCATAACGCTAAACCCGGCTTTATTGCACAGTCAGGTTTATACCGGGTGCTGGTCTGGCCGTATCTGTTTAAGAACTATGCTTTGCGGGATATGGCGGAATTCTTAGAAATTTATGGTCTGCCCTTGCGTGTCGGTAAATACATGCCGGGGGCCACCGATAAAGAAAAAGACTCCTTGCTTCATGCCCTGGTGACACTGGGCCATGATGCGGCGGGGGTTATTCCTGATGGCAGTTCGATTGAGTTTCACTCAGCCGCCGTAGGTCAGTCTGACCCGTTCCAGGCCATGATTGACTGGGCGGAGCGCACCGAGTCCAAAGTGATTTTAGGGGCAACGCTCACCAGTCAGGCCGATGGCAAATCGTCGACCAATGCCCTGGGCAATGTCCATAACGATGTGCGTCATGACATTCTGGTCTCTGATGCCCGCCAACTGGAGGGGTTCTTCCGGGGCTTTATTCGGATGCTGCTGGCGCTCAATGGCAAAGACGTCAGCGCCCGTCGTCAGCCCAAACTGGTCTTTGATACCCGCGATATTGAGGATATTAAAGTCTTCTCTGAAGGGGTATCTAATCTGGTGATTGCCGGGATGAAGAGCATCCCAACATCCTGGGTACATAAAAAACTCGGTATCCCTGTACCACAGCAAGGCGAAGAGGTACTGACCGCACCAGAACCCGCCCCGATGTCAGCCAATTTATCTCTGGCATCTACCCCCCTACAGTATAAATATTTTACGGCATTAACCGCGAACCCGGAGACGGATGATCCGGCGCAGGTGGTTCTGGATGAGGCGCAAACAGTGCCTGATGCCATCAATCAGGCCATGGGCAAACTTATTGCGCCATTGGTTGCTGCGCTGAATCAGGGCCAGTCGCCTGACGAGGCCATCAATATTATCGCGGCCAGTTATCCGGCGCTGGATGATAATCAGCTCCAGCAGCTGCTGACCCAGGCCATATTTGTGGCTGATATCTGGGGGCATATCAATGCCGAAAGCTGATGTCAATCTGGCCCAGGCGATGACGCTCAAGCCAGAGGAGGCTATTCGCTACTTTGAATCGAAGGGCTATACCATCGGCTTCAACTGGCATGATGTGGAAGCCCGCGCCCATGCCACGGCATTCACCGTGGCAGGGATATTGAAGCAGGATGTGCTGGAAGATGTCCGCCAGAGCCTGAGTGACAGCCTGCGTAACGGCACCACCTTTGAGCAGTTTAAAAAGCAGCTTATCCCGGCACTGGAACAAAAAGGCTGGATGGGGAAAGGACTGGTGGCCGACGCGGATGGCGTTCTGGAGGGGAAACAGCTCACGCCCCGGCGTCTGAAAACCATCTTCCAGACCAATATGCAGTCAGCCTATAACGCGGGCCGCTATGAAGAGCAACTCGCCAACGCCGAGTTCCGCCCCTATTGGGAGCGGGTCGCGGTGATGGACAGGCTAACCCGTCCTAAACATGCCGCCCTGAATGGGTTTACCGCCCGTTATGACGACCCGGTCTGGCAGTTTATGTATCCACCGGATGGCTACCGTTGTCGCTGCCGGGTTCGGGCGCGTTCGGAGGCCGATATCAGCCGTTACAGCCTGACGGTGCAATCCAGCCAGGACAGAATTGAGACGGTGCAACAGGCGTGGGGGCCAAATGATACGCGCACGGTTCAGGCTTTTCGTATCAATGGTGAACTGTATACCCCGGATGCAGGCTTTGGCCATAATCCGGGCCAGGGCAACTTGTCCGCGTTGGGGCAGCGGCTGATGGATAAATCTACGGTGGCCTCTCCGCGCCTGGCATCCCTCGCCGTCAAAGAAACTCTGAGCGATAAAACCCTGTTAAATGCCGTTTCAACCGATGTTAAACGCTGGGTTAATCAGGTGTCACTCCAGCCCAGCCCCAAGGGTTCGTTACGTCACCTTGGGGCTATTGAACCCAAGACCCTGACGCAGCTGGAAATGCGCGGGCAGGCTCCCACCACGGTAACCTTAACCGCTTTCGATAATGCGGTACTGGATGCCCCCGGCCCGTTATGGGGACAATTGCCGAAATTGTTACAGCAACCGGATGCCACGCTGCTCGATGGCGATACGCTGGTTTATCTCGTTCGCCAGGGAAAGGAGGTCATTGGCGTCAGAGCACCGCTTAATGGCGGTCATACCGGCTTGCCGCTGAGCTTAATGAATAAAGGCGCGGCGCTCTCGGATGTTCAGCGTAAAGAGTTAGCCAGCTTGCCGGTGCTGGCAGGGAGTCTGTAATGGCGGGCAGTATCGGTATTAAATTTAATGTCACTGATTTTGAGCGTTCCCTGGGCGAACTTATCAGCAAACTGGAGCACCGTGAGCCCCTGATGCGCGAGCTCGCAGCAGCCATGGGTGATGCTGCTGAAGAGAACTTTAAAAATCAGGGGCGGCCTGCCTGGATGGGATGGAGTCCGGCTTATGCGAAGAAACGCGCCGGTGGCCAAATTCTGCAATTATCGGGCCGACTGGCGGCGAGTATCGTGCAGGAGAGCGATAATGACAGCGCCAGTGTGGGTACCAATTCGGTCTATGGCCCCATTCACCAGTTTGGTGGTGAGATAAAACGTAAGGCCCGCAAGCAGGATGTGCATTTTAAACAGTATAAAAACGGGGAAGTCGGTAACCGGTTCGTCAAAAAATCGAAGTCCAATTTTGTGCAGACCACCACGGTGGGTGCGCATACCATCAAGATGCCTGCGCGTCCTTTCCTGCACCTGGCAGAACAGGACGTGGAAGCCATGGAAACCACCGGTTTAGACTACTTTCAGCGGGTAATCAATGGTGCTTGAGTCAGTTTTTTGTTTTCTATTGGTATTATATCCCCAGAGTCAGCTCGGTAAATAACCAATGATTTAGTGAGTTGATTGTTTTCCAGCGCCGCGAGGATATAGGTATTGGAGTAAATATCTATTACACCGTAGTTTTTATCTGCAATGTGCATGATGAAATAGTCTTTTTTGTTTCTGGCTTCAGCATATGACATATCATAGATAATTTTTGATAAAATAAATGCGGAAAGTAAAACCATGACATAGTTGTTTTTGGTTAAAAAGAATTTCCGCCTTAGTGAGGTCACCTTAAAAATAAATTTATTAAAACGGCTAATTAGATTCATCAGGGTCATAAATGCTACAGCAGCAATCATTGAGTGATACCACTTACCTTCGAATCCAATAATATTTGGTGCGGGTGAGATAATACACATAAATATAAATAAACTAATAAGTATAACCTCTACCTTTTCATAACCCTCTTCATTATTATTATCAACAACAATAGTTTTATTAAGAATATACCAGTAACACAATGCTAAACTAAGGATGAGCACGGTGATATAAAAAAGACTAAGACCTGAAGTTAAATTAATTTCTATTAATTCTCTTGGGTATTGATAGTAATCTGCTTTGCCTGCGAACCATCTATAAACAAAAAAATAACCGCCGATAGGAGCCAAGGCTAACAAAAAAGTATTGTTCCAAAAGTTGTTACGCGGCTCGTTCATATCCATCCTTATAATCGGCTTTATTCGTTATTGATAGGTAATGCTATCATGGCGTGTGAGATTGTCGTACCCAGTTATGAACCTGCGAAAAGCAGATGAGCGACTGTAAAGCCCAACAGCGGCTTTTTATACCTTTATGCTACGATGATTTGTCATTATGACTATTAACGGCTTCACGGCGTTTTTAAATCGGTTTTAAAACGACTATTAGCCATTGCCATGCGAACAATTACAGTGGCAAGATACATCTGCTCAATTTCCTATCCTATCCACTGAACCCCTTCCACTGAATTCCCTTTTCGCGGCCCCGTATTCTCGGTGGCATGAAAACATTATTCGCCGCTCTGGCCATCGAAATCACAAAAGCGACCCACGGAACCATCCAGCTCTTTCCCGCTGGCGAATTCCGGGCGGTAGATGGTCGCCCTGAAGAATGTGATCACTGGGTGATGAACGCTGAGATTGCGCAGCGGCTCATTGATGCGGCTAATGCCAAGTTAACTCCCTACGTCATTGATTACGAACATCAGACACTAAAAGCCGCCAAGAATGGTCAGCCCGCCCCTGCATCCGGTTGGTTTAAAACACTGGAATGGCGAGAGGGTAAGGGGCTGTTTGCTATCGATGTCAAATGGACTGACGCCGCAGCGGCAATGATCCTAAAAGATGAATACCGCTTTATCTCCCCCGTTTTTAGCTACAACAAATCCGGTCATGTGCTGCAAATCCTTCACGCTGCACTGACTAACACACCGGCTCTGGATGATATGGATGAGGTGATGTTAGCCGCCGCATCCGTCCTGGCCATCAACTCAACCTCTGAGGGTAACGCCGGAATGGACGAACTACTCGAACAACTGCGCTGGATGCTCAATCTACCGCTCTCTACCACCCAAGAAGAAGTCATGGCTGAACTGATGAAGCTGATCCAGCGCCTTTCGAATGATGAAGGGACAGCAGCGGCCTCGGTGAACCTGCTTCAAATGCTTGACCAATATGATACGCAAATTGCCGCGCTGACTGCGCAGGTCACCACGCCAGACCCGGTTAAGTGGGTGTCTGTCGAGGTGATGCACCAGGCCGTCAGTGAAGCAGTCACTCAGGCTCAGGCCAATATGGCCGCATTGACCAGTCAACAGTGTGACGGACTCATTACCGCCGCATTGTCTGACGGGCGATTACTGCCTGCTCAGAAAGCCTGGGCGGAGTCATTGGCTCTGGCTAACCCGGACAGCCTGAAAAGCTTTCTGGATAAAGCGCCCAAAATTGCCGCGCTCACCCAAACCCAGACAGGGGGAAAGCCGCCAACCGGTTCACCGCCAGCGTCCACCCATGTGGATGAGGACGAAGTGGATACGGCGATTTGTTCCCTTCTTGGCACCGACCCGAAACAAATCGCCGAGTTTATTAAAGGAGAGAAAAAATGAGAGACCGCAACACGCCCTGGCGTGATGGTGAGTTGTCACCTGTCCCCATGGCTCAGGCGACTGAAATCTTTGGTGGCCACATCATTGGTGCCAATGCCGGTGGTTTTGCGGTGATGGCCTCGGCCGTGGCGTCTCAGGTCACGTTAGGTGTTTCCAATGGTTATGTGGATAACCGTGATGGCGCTAACGGCGATGCTGACGCTCTTGTTCGTCGGGGTAAAGCCTGGTGTTTTGCCAATTTTGCGGGCGATGCCGTGACGCAGGCGGATGTCGGCAAGGACTGTTACGTCGCGGACAGCCAGACGGTGGCCAAGAGTGATGGTGAAGGCGCTCGCCCAGTCGCGGGTAAAGTGATCGTCGTTGATTCTGACGGTGTTTGGGTACTGATTTAAGGAGTCATACTGTGCTTGTAAACTTTAAAAACGTGAAACAGATCTTCGTCAATCTGAAAGCCACCTTTCAGAATGCCTCTGATCAGACCCCAAGCGACTGGCAAAAAGTCGCCATGCTGGTGCCGTCAACCAGCGGGCAAAATGACTATAGCTGGTTGGGCCGCTTCCCCAAAATGCGCAAGTGGATTGGTGACAAGGTGGTTAGAGCCCTTGAAGCCTTTAACTACAGCATCGTCAATGATGATTTTGCCGCCACCGTGGAGGTTGACCGTAATCATATTGAGGACGATCAACTGTTGGGCTATGCCCAGCAAGCGCAAGCAGCAGGTCAGTCAGCGGCTGAATTGCCCTCTGATATCGTGTTTGAACTGCTGGCGAAAGGCTTTTTCAACCTTTGCTATGACGGTCAACCCTTCTTTGATACAGACCATCCCGTACGTGGGGCGTCCGTTTCGAACAAAGGCACCAAACGGCTGTCAGCCGATACTTTAGCTGCCGCCAAGGCCAGCTACGGCGCTGCCCGTACCGCGATGCGCGGTTTCAAAGATGAAGAAGGCGCTTCTCTCAAAATTCGCCCCACCATTTTGGTTGTCCCACCGGCGCTGGAAGATGTGGCTAATTATCTGATGACCGCGGACAGGTTCCCGGATAACACGCCAAACATCTATAAAGGGACGACGGAAGTATTGGTGGTGCCTGAACTTATCTCCGACACCGCGTGGTTTCTTCTGGACACCACACGCCCGGTCAAACCGCTTATCTATCAAGAGCGTAAAAAGCCGGTCTTCGTTGAACAGACCGACTACGACAGCGATAGCGTCTTTATGCGCAAGATGTTTCTGTTCGGTGCTGAAGCGCGTTGTGCGGGCGGGTACGGCTTCTGGCAGATGGCGTATGGCTCAACCGGGGAGGCCGCATAATGCCGATTCAAATCACTGCAAAACGGGATGGTTTCCGCCGCTGTGGCATGGCCCACAGCGATAAAACCCAGACTTATGCCGATGGCCACTTTAGTCCATCGGAACTTGCTGAGCTCACGGCTGAGCCCATGCTGGTTGTTACGCATGTGCCTGATGGTCAGTTAGAGAATACTGACCGGAACGAGGAGTTAAAGCAGGCTCTAGACCAGGTTCTGGAGATCAAGAGCAGCATGATAACGCTACAGGCCCGTAATCAAGAATTGGAGGCTGGCCTGCTACAGCTTTCGGAAGATGCTGATGTGTTGAAGTCGGCTAATGAGCACGCCAACACCACCATTGCTGACCAGTTGCTGGAAATCGACGCGCTCAAAGCGCAGGTGGCCAGCCTGACGCCTGCTCCTGATACGGCATCCAAAGAGCCAGCAGACACGAAAACCACCAAGGCCACTAAGTAAGGTAACTCGCCATGTATGCGACTCGTCAAGATATGGTGGATGCGTTCGGTGAGCGGGAGTGTATCGCCCTCACTGACCGTAAATTCACAGGTCAAATTGATGACCATGTGATGGAGGTCAAGCTGACGCAAGCCAGCGCTGAGATTGACAGCTATCTGGCGGGTCGCTACCCCATCCCCTGGCCAGATACCCCCGGCATTTTAGTGGGCCGTTGCTGCAATATTGCCCGCTATTTTTTGTGTGGGGCTGAAACTCAGAATACTGACGAAATCCGGGAACGTTATGAAGATGCCCTCCGCTACTTTGAAAAGGTCGCGGCGGGGACAATTACCCTGGGTAAGTTTCCCAACGGGGAAGTGGTCGAGTCTACGCCGCGTATTCGCTTCTCTTCTGCGGGCCGTAACTTTGGCCGTGACTCGACCAATGGGGGTGCATTTTGATTATTGCACTGACTGAAAAGGCCATTTGTGAACGGTTACGCCAGGGAATGGGTCGCATGGTTCAGGGCGTTCATTCTTACGGGGGTGAAATCGACGGTGACCCCGCTGAAGTTATCCGCCGTTTACCGGGAGCCTGGGTCACGTTCGGCGGCATTCAGAAGACCGAAAATACCAGTATTACCAAACGCAAATACAAAACTTATGGGCGTTTTGTGGTGATTGTTGGGGAGCGTAACGTGCGTAGCGAGGAATCGACTCGCCAGGGCGGCCCCGGACTGGATGAAGTTGGCACTTATAAAATGGTCGAAGCGGTACGGCGCTTGTTATCCGGTCAGGATTTGGGACTCAGGATTGCGCATTTGATGCCAGGGCGCGTTCGTACCTTGTTTAACACCAAAGTCGGTGATGCAGCATTGTCTGTTTTCGCCTGCGAGTTCGACACTTACTGGGTTGAAGAGGCGCTGGAAAATGGCTTATTCCCTGTTGTTGATGCGCCTGCTGATTCCATTGACAGTATCTTTAGCGGTTATTTGGGGAGCCAAAGCGAGCCGGATGCTGACTGGCTTACCACTCATCTTAGCTATGACATCCCGCAGACCACGCGCTCACCGGATGCTGAGGACATTATTCATCATGACCATACTGAAAGTTAAAGCCGTTGGCGGGGTTCGTGTTCCCTACCAACACAATGCCCGGAAATATATAGAGGGTGATGAAGCGGTTACCGTGCAGAACACGGCCTATTACCTGCGTCAGATTGCCGCCGGTGACCTGACGGTCATTACGGACAAGGCAGAAGCGGCAAAGCACGACGATACGCCAGTGACTGACATTGCCGTTGCGTCTGAACCGAAAACGAAAACCAAAACCAAGGTGGAGGCATCCCGTGGCCAGTCCTGATATCGCTTTTGACAATATCCCGTCCAGCATTCGCAAGCCGGGTAAATACATTGAATTTAATACCCGACTGGCGGTGCGTACCTTGCCGGGTAACCCGCAACTGGTTTTGATTATCGGCCAGATGCTGGCAACCGGCAGCGCGTTACCCCTTGTGGCCACCAATGTCTTTTCGGATACGCAGGCGGCTGAATTGTTTGGTTATGGTTCGCAGGCCCACTTGATGGCCATCGATGCCATTACCAGTAATCGCTACCTGCAATTGCAAATCATCGGTGTGTCAGATGCCGCAGCAGGTGTTGAAGCAACTGGCACATTGATCCTGACCGGCACGGCGTCAACCAGCGGTGTGGTCAGCCTGTGGGTGGGTGATATTCGTATTGATACCGCTGTTGCAGCAACCGATACCCCGGACGTGATTGCCAGCAATCTGATGGCTGCGATGACCAGCCAAACAGCATTACCGGTGAGCGCTGAAGCGGCAGCAGGCGTTATCACGCTGACCTGTCACCACAAGGGGGCTGTGGGTAACGATATCCGGTTACGGGCTCAGTCAACGGCGCGAGGCGTTACCACGGCTGTTGCAGCCATGACCGGGGGGGAAGTTGATCCCGATATCGCCCCGGCATTAGCTGCCGTTTTTGCCGCCGGTCATAACATTATTGTTTGTCCGTACTCCACGCCTGACGCGTTAACGGCGTTACGCAATCATCTGGATGAGGTCGGTGGGCCACTGGAGCAACGTGGGGCGTTAGGTGTGGCGGGCTGGCCTAAGTCGCTGTCTACCGGCACCACATTGAGTGGTGATATTAACAATGGCCGGGTGACGCTGGGCTGGCATAACGGCTCGGTAAAATTGCCAGGGCAAATTGCGGCGGCTTACGCGGCAGTGATTGCCAGCGAAGAAGACCCGGCACGGCCACTCAACACCCTGGTGATGAGCAGCCTGGACGTGACCGCACTGGCTGACCGTCCAGGACGCAATGAGCAGGAAAATGCCTTGCACAATGGCCTGACCCCTTTTGAAGTTGGCCCCGGTAACACCGTGCAGATTGTCCGCGCCATCAGCACTTACACCGAGAACCTCGCGGGAACGCCGGATGTGTCATTGCTGGATATCACCACCATCCGCACGTTGGATTATGTGCGTAAAGCCTGCCGTGAGCGCATCGACTTGCGCTTCCCTCGCGATAAGTTGAGCGCCAGAACGGGGCCGAAGGTACGCAGTGAATTGCTGGATGTGCTGCTCAAGCTCGAAGAACTGGAAATAGTCGAAGAGGTGACCGCTAACCAGTCAGGCTTGATTGTTGAGCGGGATTCTCAGGATGTGAACCGGCTCAATGCCGCCATTCCCGTCGATATCGTTAATGGTCTGCATGTCTTTGCTGGCCGTATTGACCTCTTACTGTAAGGAACTTTCACCATGGCAGCAGAAGAGTATGTAGGCTCAATCGTGTTGGAAATTGACGGCCGGGAAATTGAAGTCACCGACCTGTCAGTCGATATAACCACGGGCCGTAAGCTGGTTAAAACCATGAACAAGACCGGACGAGCCAAAGGTTTCAGCCGGGGTATTGCCGAGTACAAACTTAGCCTGTCCGCTGTGGTGCCGCTGGATGGCGACATTGACTGGGCGGGCATTGAGAATGCCAAGGTGACGCAATACCCATATTCTGGCAGTGGTGGTAAACGTATAAGTTACATCGACTGTTTCACCACCGAGACCGGCACGAAGTATACGGTGGATAATGAAGCCAAGATTGATATCACCATGAACGCGCTGCGTGAGGTAATTGAATAATGATCGAACAAGGTTTTTTAGTTTTCGGGGTCGCTGTTGGTGATGTTATTCACCGTGAATTTTCCATTCGGATGCCGGTAGTCAAAGACACCATTGCTGCCTTAACCGATACACAGGAATCACAAGGCACGACAGAAGGCCCGGCAGCACAGCTTTATTATAAAGTGGCACTTATTGCGTCAGCATTAATTAGCCTGGGTAATCTGGCAAAGGACGATATCACCACAGAGTTGTTATTGAATGAATTAACTGATGATGATTTCGATATTATCGATGCGCATATTGCCGCCATTAAAAAAAAGCGGTTGCCCGAGAAGAGCTCCTTGCCGGATACCGACTTATCACCCTCGCTCTCGGCAGATGTGGCGTCAACGAGCAACAAATAAGCGCTATGACCCACACGGAGTTGGACGGTCATCTGGATGCGTTAACCCGGCTGAATGGCAAAAAACCGTCAGCCGGGAATAACAAAACGACCACCACCCGTAGAGCTAAATCCAAACGACAAAAGCGGGGACGATAAATGTCACGTGGACTCAATCTGGCGTTGACGTTATTCGCCCGCGATAACGCCTCTAAAGTACTCAAAAAGACCCTGCAAGATACGGTACAGCAAACCGCCGCCGCACAGAAAGCCTCGGAGAAGTTGGGTGATACCGATTCAAAGAGTGCTGAAAAGGGTATTAAAGCCTCCCGCAGTTTACAAGCTGAACTTAAGCGCCAGGCCACCGCTCGCTCTACATTGGGTGTGCGTTCTGAGCAGGATATTCAGCGCGAAATCCAGCAAACCCAGGCCGCCTATAATCGCTTGACCCGCAGTGGAGTGATGTCTGCCAATGAGCAGGCTCGTGCATTCAGCACGATGACCGATAAAGTCAGTCGATTAAAGAATGAACTGAATGGGGCCAATCACAGTATGACCGGCTTGCAGCGGGCCAGAATGCTAGGCTCAGGAGCTGCGGCGGTAGTTGGGGGTATTGCTGCCGCCAGTGCCATGTTAGTGCAACCGGTGCGTAACCAGATGAGTTACGATGCTCGGATTGCCAAGATGACTAATACTGCCTACGCAGAACGTGGTGTTGAAGGGCGACTGGAAGGTAAAAAAGAGCTCAGCGGTTTAGTTAGGAATGCAGTTGATGTAGGGGGTGGAACAAAAGAATCAGCCGCTGATACGTTGGATGCCATGCTAGCCTCTGGTGCCGTGAGCATGGATTCAGTAAAAACGTTGTTACCTGTTATTCAAAAATACGCCACTGCAACCGGTGCTGACCCTAAAGACTTAGCCAATATTGCCATTCGTTTAAAGCAAAGCTTTGACATTAAAGACGAAGATATCGGCAAGGCGTTGAATATGGCGATTGTTGCAGGGCAAGAAGGTAGTTTTGAATTAGCAGATATGGCTAAGCATTTACCCGGTCAATTGGCATCCGCATCAAGTGCCGGCATGAGTGGGTTAAGCGACTTCTCAACGTTACTGGCATTGAATCAGACTTCCGCTATTACTGCGGGTAATAGCGATGAGGCTGGTAACAACACGTCAAATCTGTTGGCGAAATTAAATAGCCGCGATACTGCCATGTCTTTGGCAAAAATAAAGTACAACGGTAAAGGGATTGACCTTCCTGGCTCACTCGCTCATGCGAAAGAGAAAGGGTTTAACTCTGTTGATGCGTTTGTCGGTATTGTCGATAAAGTTGTTGCGGGTGATAAGAAATATCAAGAATTACAGAGTCAACTACATAGTGCAAAAGGTAGTGAGCGAGCCCAAATATTAGCCTCAATGGCCAAGATTTTGGAAGGTTCCTCTGTTGGTAAAGTTATTGCCGATCAACAAGCACTCAAGGCATTAATTGGTTATCGGGCCAATAGAGACTATGCCAATGAAGTTGTTAAAAAAACCAATGAACAACGGAGCTTAAAAGCAGGGGAATCTGCTGGTGATATTAACTTTGCGGTTGTCTCTGATGGTAATGACTTTAAAGCTAGCCAATTCAATAATACGAAAGACTTTGCTGAGATGGATGCCATTAAACCGTTATCCGATATTCTTGGCACCTTATCTAAAAATTTAACCGATTACTCCAAAGAATATCCTGGTCTCACCACCGCTGTCGTCGGTGCCACCGATGGTATTAAGGCTATGGGTGCAGTAGCTATGGCATTTGCGGGGCTCAGGTTTCTGACTGGGGGCGGTGGTGCAGGCCCCTCTGGCAGTGGCGGAATTAGTGGGCCGGGTACACTCGGTAAAATAGCGGGCAGCAGCATGGCTGTTTCAGCGCTCTACATTACCGCTGGCTCTGTCGCCATCTCTAGCATGCAAGATTATCTGCGTGAAGACTTTGCCAAGAAAAACATGACAGAGAAAGTGGATTCCATATCCACTGGTACCTCGGGATATTCCTTGGTTGATATAGCCTTGGAAGTTGTTAAAGACCGATTCAGTAAGAAAGGCTCGTCTATCTCCGTCCCTTCCAATATTACGACGGGCGATGCCAATCCCTTTAATGCACAAGCCAATAACCTTGCTGGGTTCGGTGTGCCGTCCTATCTGGCTGCTGGCCAGCAGGGGCAAAAGAATCAACCCATTCAGGTCATCTCTAAATTAGAGGTCGATGGCCGTGTGCTGGCGGAAGTCGTCAATGATGTGAATGGTGCTCAGGCCGTGCGCGGCCCAACGGGGGGCTATTAATGAGTTGGTCAGATAGCATGTTAGATGCCTCATTTCGTGGCGTGAGATTTGATGTGGTTAATACTCGCGACAGCTGGAGCCGTGATGTTGCTCAGCATGAGTACCCCTATATTGACGGGGCTGACATTCAGGACATGGGCCGCAAAGCCCGTAACATTCGCTTATCTGCGCTGTTTTGGGGGGATGATTACGATAGCCGGTTGCAATCCTTTATTGCAGAACTGGATAAGCGCGATGCAGGTGAGTTGATCCACCCCATTTACGGCTCGATGCCGAATATGCAGGTCATCGAGTGCCAAATCGGTCACGATGCTGAGAACGTCGACTATTGCTCCGTGGAGCTGGTTTTCCTTGAATCCAAAACCGGCAATCCCTTCTTCAGTCAGGGCTATCCCACCGCCCAAGCGGATGTCATCTTTAATCAGGTGCAGTCGCTGATGGATGCCGAGCAAAGCCTGATGGATAACGCGCTGGCCCCGTTGCGTGATGCTAAAAAGTTGATGTCAAAATCCAAGGCGCTGGCGTCTACGGCCTTAAATATGCTGATTATCTTCCGCAGCGAGATAACCGGATTTGTGGGGAATACCACCGACTTTGTGCAATACCCTGGCGCGTTTATGAGTGACTTACAAAGTGCGGTCAGTCTGACGTCGATTAATACCACCTCCAGTGGTGCAAGTGCCGGAAGCGGTGTTTCATCTGTCAGCGCCATCAGCCAGACTAACGCCACAATGTCTGACTGGGGCGAGTCCCACCGACAGTTGACGGCCATTGCGGATATGCCAGCAGCGCTGGTATCCGGTGAAAAGACCGCCCCTGTTGAGATACCCGCTGGCACATCGGTAGCTGACATTGCTGAGTTGATTGCCATGGTGACAATCGTTGTCGCGGGCGAACTGGCGCAAGACGCCGCTGATATCTTCAGTGACGACGAGATTAACAGTCTGCTTTCCCCTATTGAAATCGAGCGTATTGCTAACGATACCCGCGAATTTATCCAGACGGCGATTGACCAGCATCGGGCGCAGTATGCCGATGCGACGCAGGAAGTGAGTTCAAGCTCAACCCCTTTGGGTATCGCGTGGCAACCGGTTGTTGATGGGTTAAAAGATATTGCGCTGGCCGTACAGCAATTAGCAGCCAATATCATGACCACGCGCCCGCCGCTCATCCAGCGTCAGGTTGAGGGCGTCAGTAATCTGCACTTGGTGGCCCATCGCTGGTACGGCGACTATCAACGCGCAGTTGAGTTACAGCGCCTCAATCCTCAGTTACGCAATCCGAATGACCTCAAGCCGGGGGATATGCTTTATGCCTACGCCATCTGACAAAGACCAAGACAACCGCGTCAGCATTTTGATTAACGGCAAAGTCCACAGCGCCTGGAGCCGTTACCAGATTGATTCTGACTTTTTGATCCCCGCCGATGCCTGGTCTGTTTCGTTGGGTCTGCCCGATGGTGTCTTTCCACCCGCTATCACGCGCGGCGTCCCTGTGCAGGTCAAGGTCGGAGCCGATACGGTCATGGTAGGCCGTGTTGACAGAATTCAACGCAATACTTCACGTAAACAATGCACGCTATCGTTGTCGGGTCGTGACGGCGCGGCCATTCTGGTGGATTGCGCCGCCCCAGTCTTTACCTCCCGCCAGCTCGGACTGGAGGAAGTGGTCGCCAATATCGTGCGACCCTTGGGTATCACCAAGATTCGGATTAACGCCGAGAGCGCCATTCGTAACGATAAGGTGAGCATTGAGCCAGGCGAACGCGCCTGGGATGCGTTAGTTCGTGCCGCCGCGGGCCGGGGGTTATGGCCTTGGTTCGAGCCTGACGGTACGTTAGTCATTGGTGGCCCAGATTACACCACACCCCCGGTGGCCACACTGATAATGCAATTCAATGGTGAGGGTAATAACGTGCTTTCACTCAATGAGACCTCTTCAATCAATGGTTCGTTCTCGGAGCTCACCGTATTGGCTCAGGGGCATGGTCAAGGGTCTAAGTCATCGGCCGAGCTGGGCATTGTTGATGTTGATAGCGCCTCGATGGCCAGCGAGGCCGATGATAGCCCAGATGATGACCTTGGTCAGGATATTGGCACCGCTGAAACCGGCACCCATGGGCTGAAAACCGTCATCAAAGACCCTACCGTACCGTATTATCGCCCACAAATCATGGTCGTCGGTGATGCTGACAATCTGGATCAGGTGCGTTATCGCGGGCGTAAAGCGATGGCGGATGCTCGTCTGGCGGGGTACAGCATAACGGCCGTGGTCGCGGGTCATCGAACGTCTGAGGGCATATTGTGGGAGCCTGGCCAGCGTATTCATGTGCGCAGTGAACCCCATGCCATTGATGAGATATTCTTTCTAATGGGCCGTGAGTTTGTGGGAGGCCGTACCGAGGGCGAAACCACCTCTTTACGCTTAAAAGAGGACGGTATCTGGATACCGGATGCATTCCCGAAAAAGAAAAAAGGCCGAAAGAAAAAGAAAACCAAAGAACTGGGGATAGTCGATGTGGAATAGTGTTGATAGTCGTATTAATGCGGCGTTAAACCGCATTCGAAAAGCATTTAGAGCCGCATTAACACGGGTTAATAGTACTGGACAGGTGCAAACCGTGCAGGCGCGCGGGCTGGCGGGCGAACAAATTCAGGACAATGAATTGTTCCAGCATTATGGTTTCACCTCCAACCCGCTCCCCGGCACGATGGCGGTTATATTGCCGCTCGGGGGGAAAACCTCACATGGCGTGATTATTGCCACTGAAAACGCCGCTTACCGGTTGACCGGACTTAAGTCTGGGGAAGTGGCACTCTATACCGATGAGGGCGCTAAAATCGTTCTCAAGCGGGGTCGCATCATCGATGTGGAATGCGATACCTATCGCGTGACCTGCAAGAACTATGAAATCAATGCCGAGGAAAAGGCTGATTTCAATACCCCAATGGTGAATGCCAGTGAGCAGGTCACCGCGCAGAATAAAATTACCGGTAATGGCGGCATGGCCATCAAGGGTGGCGCTGGGGCAACATTTGAGGGTAATATCGGGCAGACAGGTGGCAACTACACCACCAATGGTGATGTGAAAGCGGGTGAAATATCTCTGACCGGACATCATCATATTGATAGCATGAGCGGCAATACCTCCGACGCCAAAGCCTAACCCACTGAACCTCTTCACCTGAATTTTCCTGCTCCATGCCGCCATAGTAGCGGCATGGACATGCTAATTGACCCTTCAACCCGAGACTACACTGGCGAAAGCATCAGTACACTGGCCAATGCCGTCTATCTGCGCCTGATGGTTCCACTGGGTTCCTGGTGGGCGGATACCACGCTGGGCTCACGACTGCATGAACTGGCCCGTGAGAAAGATGTCTCGCGGGTCTATACCCTGGCCCGCCAATATTCAGAGCAGGCATTGCAAAGTTTGATTGATGATGGCCGGGCAATGGCCATTACCGTGACATCCACCCGGATAAAATCGGGGTGGTTATTACTGCATATTGTTGTTGAAACTGCCGCCAATCAATCTCAAACGTTTAGCCATCCAGTGAGGGTTGCCTGATGCCCCATATAACACCCACCGTTGAGGCTATTCGCGATACTCTTCTACGGGATATCCGTAATTTATTACCCGATGCCGATATTTCACCAGACAGTGACTATTATATCCGCGCCTCTTCTGTTGCCAGTTGTGCGGGCGGTATTTATCAGGATCAAGGTTGGATTGTCCGTCAGATATTCCCCGATACCGCCGATATTGAATTTCTGGAATTACATTGCCGGACACGGGGCATTGTTCGTAAACCTGCCAATACTGCCACCGGCACCATTGCCATGACGGGAGAACCGGGTGCCACTGTCGCCAGCGGGCTAACGGTGACGCGCGATTCATTCTCATTTGTCACGACTCAACAAGCGGCTATCGATGCTGATGGCAAAGTCACGGTAACGGCTCAGTCAAGCCTTTCTGGTACAGCGGGAAACACCTCTCAGGTCATGTCAGGCACGTTATCGTCAACGCCTGATGGCGTGGACAGTACCGTTATCATCGGCATGATGCTCGGTGGCACAGAGCAGGAAAGTCAGGCGGATTTACTGGCACGATTATTGGACATCATTCGCCGCCCGCCCGCAGGGGGCAACAAGTACGATTATAAACGGTGGGCGCTGGAGGTCACCGGCGTGACCGGTGCATTTGTTTACCCCTTACGCCGTGGGCTGGGGACGGTTGATATCGTGATCACTTCTTCTGATGGTTTACCCTCAGAAGCCATTATTGAAACCACTCAGGCCCATATTGATGACGTTCGCCCGGTCACGGCCAAGAGTTCATTAGTGATGGCCCCCACCATTAAAACATTTGATATTGACGTTAAAGTGACGCTCAGTGGTATTACGTTAGATATTGCCGAAGTGCAGGTTAAAGAGGCATTAAATAACTATATCAATCGACTGATACCGGGTGAGACGTTTATTCGCAGCCAGGCTGAAATGTTAGTTTCCTTTATTACGGGGGTGACTGACCGAAAAATAATAACGCCTGTTGATAACGTTATTCCACAAGTCGATGATGCGGTTGTTGAATGGCTGCGTAGCGGCACGATTACGGTGTCATTACTATGAAATTTTCAACCTTATTGGGCCTGTTGCTACCGCCAGTAGCCTATGACTCTCAGCAACCCAAAATTAACGCTGAAATTCAGGCAGAAGGTAATGCGCTTGATACCGCATCTTTCCTGGCTAATGCCGTATTGGGGGGCGTCACTCCCTTTTATGCTAATAGCCTGCTGGTTGACTGGGAGCGCGTTCTGGAGATTACGGCAGAGCCTGAAGCCAGTTATCAGCAACGTTTGCAAGTGGTACTTATCAAGTTATCTGAGTCTGGCGGTCTCAGTATCCCTTATTTTAAACGCATTGCCGCCAGCGCTGGGTACCAGATAACCATTGATGAACTCGAACCCTTTAGGGCCGGGATTAATCGCGCAGGTGACCCACTTATGGTGCCAGAAATTATCTGGGTATGGCGGGTCAATGTTTTCGGCTCAAAGGTTCAGACATTCCGGTTTAGAGCGGGCACATCGTCAGCGGGTGAGCGTTTATCGGCATTTTCAGACACGGTGATTGAAACCGTATTTAACAACCTTAAGCCTGCCCATACCTTTTGTTATTTCACTTACCAGGAGAGCTGATAATGAAAAATATCATGCCGCCAATTGATACCCCTGACAACATATTCCATGACGGTAATCCGGCAACGGGTGAGCAAGGAACTATTGTTCCGGGCCTATGGCTGACGAATGTTCAGGGCGCTATCAGAAATACTCAGCAAGAATTGATTTCAGTATTAGCGGAGGCTGGCATTGAAATAAATGAAAGTGAGAATAATCAATTATTACTCGCCATTTTAAGTTTAATTTCAAACCGCTCACCTGAATTGCCTGTTGCATCCCTTATTTTAAAGGGAATTACTCAGCTTAGCAGCTCAACAACCAGTAACAGCGAAGCGCTAGCTGCCACCCCAAAGGCCGTTAAAGCGGTAAATGATACTGCCCTAAAAATTGCTAATAACCTTTCTGAGATTGCGGTAGCGGGCCCAGCATCTGTTGCACAGACTCTCGCAAACCTTGGTTTAAGCGACGTGGCACATATTCCCTTTGTTCAGACAATGGGCGCAAGAATGATCTCCTACCTAACCGCCGGAACATTCGTGTTTACAGTTCCTAATGGTGTGACTCGCATTCGCGTTCGCGTTGTCGGTGGTGGTGGCGGTGCTGGCGGCTCAGCAGCAGCAAAGTCAGGCGGCGGAGGAGGTGCTGGCGGGTATGCGGAGGACTGTATAACAGTGAGTCCTGGACAGGTGCTATCAATTACTGTTGGCGCGAACGGTGTTGGCGGTACAGCGGGTAACTCGGGGTCAACTGGTGGCGCTAGTAGCGTGTCTGGGTATCTCTCTGCTTCTGGCGGGGCATTTGGTGATGCGGGGGGCGGTGGCACTGGCGCAGGTGGATTTGGCGGTGCTGGGACTGGTGGCAGTATAAACACTGTAGGTAGTGATGGCTCCGATGGCGCGACTACAGCTACTGTTGGGTCAGGAATTGGTGGTGGGTCTGTCCTTGGTGGTTCAACTCGGAGTGGTGGCACGGGAAGAAACTCATTATCAATAGGCGGAGGCGGTGCTGCAAGTTATACCCTTGCATCACAAAATGGCGGCAATGGTCATGCTGGTGCAGTTATTTTGGAGTATTAATTGATGAAAATATATGCCTTTGTACAGCGTGAGCAAGTTGCTGAAATCATCCTTCCAGTAACTGATTTGGATGGTAAAGAAATTGATATTAAAGACCGCTTTGCGCCTGATTTTGTCGCTGTAATGTATGACGTCACAGAGATGAAACCCGCACCCAAAGAGGGCTGGACATACAGAGATGGGATTTTTGCAGAGCCGGTTCCATACCAGCCAAGCGCAGAAGAGATTCTGGAAATAAATGAAAGAGAAAGGGATCGATTATTAACAATCGCAGGTCTGGCTATCGCGCCACTTCAAGATGCAGTTGATTTAGACGATGCAAAACCTGAGGAAGTTGCGATGCTGAAAAAATGGAAACAATACCGGGTTGCTGTTAATCGCACAGATTTAACAATGCTCAATCCAGCATGGTCAGATATGCCAGAATAG